GCCCCAGCCGTTTATCTCACAGTCCTTATCGCACTGCGTCGGGCACGAGTACGGCTCTGGCGCGTCACCCATCACGATCGCCTCGGCTTCGTCCAGTTCGGCGGTCAGGCCGGGTTCGTCAGGCACCGCCGTCTCCGTTCGCTAGCGAAAGCAGGACCGCGCCGTGGCAGATGTCCGGCTCGCCTCCGGCGGGCAGCGGGCACCAGCAGGCGAGTGTCTTGCCGCGCAGCTCGGCCAGGTGGTCCCGCATCCACTTGCGCTCATACCTTCCCGCGCCGCTGATGTAGGTGTCACTGTCGGCAGGGTCCTCGAACAGCAGCCATTCACGGAACCGGACGACGGCGACCTTGCGGCCTTCGGCCTTCGTCTCAGCGAATCCGTACTCGATCGCCCCGGCGACGGTGAACGGGTTACCCCAGCGTGATCCGCGGCCGACACTGACCGCGCCCTCGGGGAGCCGCCACCCCTTAACCCGGCGGAGCTGGATACGGTCAGGCACCGTTCCTCCGCACCCCGAGCAGCGTTGCCGCCGCGTCCAGCCGTTCCCACAGCTCCTCGCTGCCATCGGGCATGTCCGGATGCATGCGGCGGCCGAGCAGCTTGTACATGGCCTTCGCGTCATCGGCGGCATCTGGCCCGGCGCAGCGCTTCATCCACGCCAGCGCCTCAGCCGGGCTGGTGAACCACCTGCTGGACTGGGCTCGGGCAGCCGGGAGCGCTGTCCAGCCCTGGTACTGCTCGCCGCGGCGGGTGACCCCGTACCGGTCGACGTCGCGGAGCGCCTTGAGCGCCAGCGCGATCGCGCGGACGTTAGCCTGCCAGCTCGCCAGCCCGAAGCTGTACTGCTGCTCGTACGCGTCGGTTGCGTACCGTAGCGGCCCGAACCGGGACGTGAACGAGACGACGACGCCGGGGAGCCCCACCTTGGCGCGGGCCTTCAGCATGCCGTCGGTGCGGATCTCGGCTTGCTGAACATCAACCTGGAGGACGATCGGGCCGCCAGCGAATGCGTCGAGTTCGTCTGCCTCGCGGATCAGCAGGTCGAGTGTCGCGTCCCAGCTGGCGCGGAACAGGTGCGCGCCGCGCCGGTTCCGGGTGACCGGGTCCGTCCAGGCGGCCAGCGGCCTTACCTGCCAGCGGTCAGGCATTGCTTCCTCCGGTTGACTCCAGCTGGACACGGACGGCCCGCTCTGCGTCCTCAGGGAGCCGCCACAAGCCGCGAGCGCCCTTGCACGGGACCGGCCGGGCAAGTGGCTGAGGGTTGGCTACAACCCAGTGCGATACTCCGGGATGACCCCACGGCACGCAGCATGCGGCCTCGCCCGACAGGTGGCAGCCGGCGACATCGATGCTGCCGAGGATGACGCCGAGGGCGCCGGTGTGCTCGGTCCATCCCCGGGCGCGCTCCAGCTCAGCCGGCGACGCCCGCCGTGTGTCCAGCCAGCCGAAAACCTGGCCTGAGTGCGCCCTGACGTCCAGGTACGCACCCCAGTCCGGATGGTGCAACCCGGCGTGAATCCACAGCCGGCCCCGGTAGTGCGTCCGGCGCGGCCGGTTCTCGATGTCCTTGCCGCCCCAGATGAGCGCCGTTGCCCAGGGCTGCCAGACAGTCAGCGCCCGCATCTCGCCCGGCTTGCCATCTGGCATGTCAGTTAGCATGCCGCCGTCGTGGTCACCCACCGGCGCGTCCTTCCCCGAGCAGTTCACGGGCGATGGCCAGGTACGTCGGGCACGGCCAGCCCCGCCACGCACCCGAGCTGAACGCGGGCTCGTCCTCGTCGCTGCAGTCAATAGCGCACCCGGCGCACCAGCTGCCTTCAGAGCCGGCGTGCGGCTTGTGGAGGTCCAGCACCTTGGCCAGTGCTGCGATGAGCTTCGGGACATCCCCCTCTTCCCTCGGGTAGCCGCGCATCGAGGCGCGTTCTTCGCTTGCCCGGATACGGTCCAGTTCGGCGGCGAGGCGGTCTGTTGTGCCCGCTGGCCGGTCTGTTGAGCCGTCAGTTGAGTCAGCCGTCACGGGAACCATCCCATTCGGCCTCGGCTGTGCTGCGCCAGGGCTCACCGGTCTCGAAGGGCGCAGCGACGAGAGGAGCCGACTCGGCAGCTGCGGCCCTGCGGTCAAGTTCCTCGCTCAGCAGCCGCGTTGCCGCCTCGCGGCAGTCCACGTCGGAGCAGTCCTCCATCCGGTGCGAGCCGTGGCTTCGGGCGTGCCGCTCGCGGGCGGCGCCGCTGTCGGTCATGTGCGGCTCAACAGGCACGATCTTGCAGGCGTACCGGCCGGTGATGTTCTTATTGCGCCATTCGGCGCAGGCGCTGGCCTCCTCGCGGGTGAACGTCCCGGTCCACGGCGAGGTCTTCATGTTGTCGAGGTAGCGGTCCCATCCGGTCATGGTGTCGGTCTCGATCACCTTGAACAGGCTCGGCTCTGTGTCCATCGTCCAGTCCTCTCCCGCCTCAGAACGGCGGCTCGTCTGAGTAGCGCTCCCGGCGCAGGATCATCCGGATGCGCCGCTTCCACCCGCTGATACGCCACGAGATCCGGTCCCAGGGCGAGGGGTGCCACTCCCACGGGTCGGCATCGTCTTTGTACTCGTCGTAGCGGTCATCGCCGTCGTCGTCCCGGTCGTCGTAGTCGTCGCGCTCGTCCCAGGTGTCCTCCCAGTCGTCATCGACGTCGGTCACGCCTGGTCCTCTCCCGGTGGCGAGGCAAGCGGCATCCCGAGGTAGTCCGAGAGCATCGTGTCGAGACGGAGCGCGTATTCGTTGGCGCAGAGGCCCCCATCGGCGTACTCATCACGCGCTCTGGCGTACGCCGCTTTCAGGTCAGCCTTGGTCACGGTCCTGGTCCTCTCCCGCTGTTACGGTCTCCATCGGGTGCTCGCACGGGCACGGCTCCCCGGTCAGCGAGTGAGCCGGGAACACCTTCGCGGTGCAGCCGCCAGGCCCGTGCAGTGACCGCAGGTGCGAGCAGGCCTCACAGGTTCCCGCCGTTACGGCTGCTGGCGCGGGGTTTCCGCACGATCCGTTCTGCTCGCCGCTCCGGCAGCACGAGCACAGGCCATCCGGCCCGTCAGTCTCGCACGGGCAGTCGTGCCAGCCCGAACCCCGGCAGTCCGTTCCCGTCCGGGACGATTCGCCGTCTGCCGGGTTGTCGTCGTAGTCGACAGGTTCGCCAGCGGCAAGGCGGAAACCGGCATCGACTCGGCAGTACCGCTTCTTGCCGATGCTGGCCACGGTCGGGGTGCCGCCGCAGTTTGAGCAGGTGGCCGGGGCCTCAGTGAACGCCCCGGCGCTGTCCCGGACATCGAAGAACCCGCCCAGCGCCATCCTCCGGAACACCCGCAGCACGGTCTCGCTGCTGCATGCGACCCCGAACCGGGTACCTCGCTCGGTGCACAGCCGCTGGGCACCGACGAGGATGCCGATGGCCAGGCTGTCCATCCGCTCAACCTGGTTCAGGTCAGCGACGACCAGGGGGACGTCTTGCAGGATCGCGTCGTTAAGCGGCCGGCGGAACGCATAGTGAGCGTTGTAGTGGTTGATGCGTTCCGGGGCGGTGATCACCGTGACCGCGGTCTTGATGTCAGGCATCGGCCCACCCTGGTTCTGTGATGTCCAGGAGCCGCTCGTACGCCGCCTCATCGCCTGCGGTAACAGGACGGTACGCGGCGAGGACCCGTTCGAGGTCCGCGCGGCGAACGGTGACACAGTCCGGAAAGGCGTCGAACAGGGTCAGGGGTTCCTCGCGGAGATCAGTCATGGCCGGGCTCCGCAAAGACCGCACCGAGGGAGGAGACGAACTCCTCCAGCCAGCGCTCGGCCTCGGCTTTGAGTTCGTCCGGCGCTTCCGGGCCGGTGCCGCCGTAACGGGGCTCATCCTGCGCGCCGGGGAACGTTGCGCACAGCGCCCACTCATCGAACCGGCCACCCCGCGCTTCGTCGCTGACGGGGTGCAGGATCTGGAACAGGGCCGTCTTCGCGGAGCCGGCGTAACCGAACCACGAAACGACAGTCCCGTTTACGGCTTCCCAGCGGATGCGGGGTGCGGTCATTGCGCCGGTACCTCCGCTCGCTCAGTCACGTCGAGGTGGAGGTCGGACATTTCAGCCGAAGCCATCACGAGCTGGTGACCATGCTCGCTGTAGTAGCAGCCGTTGGCCGGGGCGATGCCGTCTGTGGCGTCCCAGAAGCGCTTGCAGGCGCGGGCTAGCTTCCGCGCCAGTTCGGCGCGCTCTGCTCGCGTCAGCGGGTCGGCCCAGCAGGTGATCCCGGTCGTCGCGCTCATGGTCATTCCCCTTGCTCTCTGCGGTACAGCAATTCGTCATCGGCACTCAGTACCGGCTGTCCCGGTGAGTGCCTCGTTGCTACCGGGCGGTTCACGGCGGCCAGCGCTTCACCTGAGGCTGTCGCGCGCCGTGCTTTCGGCAGCGAGGAGAACAGGCCGCAGTCGGTGTGCTCTGGCACGTATTCGACGGCCCACAGCGTCCCTGTGTCCTCGATGCGGTTGTAGGTGTAGGTGCCGTCAGTGCTCACCGCTGCCCAGATCTCCAGCCGGCCGGAGCGGAACGACGGGTGCCGCTCGGTGACGGTCACGGGGGTGTGCTTGCGGGGGGTACTGGTGGAGGTCACCGGTCAACCCTCCTGCTCGCGCAGCATGTCGAGCAGCTTCTCGGCTTCCCAGATGTCCAGTTCGATCCTGTGGGTGCTGAAGCTCAGTCTCGCGCTGATTCCCAGCGCGCGGAGGCCATCATGAGCGGCCTTTGCCCTGACCCTGCCTGCTTCCGCCTTCTGCTCGGCTTCCCGCTTAGCAGCCAGCCGGGCCTCGTGCTCAGCGACGGCGGCGCCCCACGGGCCGATCTTGCCCAGGCTGGTGATGATGTCGAACTTCAGGCCGGGAACTGACGGCTTGCCTCCAGCGCGGAACCGCTCAAGCTCGGCGGCGGGGTCGAGCGCCCACGGCAGCAGAGCGGGCTTCGTGCCCGGCGTAATCCAGTCCTGGACGACGGCGGCGTAGCCGATGGACTCGTCGCTCCATCCTCTGCCCCGGTGGGCCTTGGTATACGAGGTCTCGGTTTGCTGGCGGATGCTGCCGCCCCGCTGACGGGAGTAGATCCCCGCCGCGCCGTCTTCGAGGAACATGACCGGGCTAGGCGAGCCGTGGTCGCTCTTGCTGGCGTAGACGATGCCCGCCTTGATGCTGGTGCGCTTCACCGGTTCAGCCCTCCCACTGCTTGCGGACGCGCCCAAGAGCCGCATCCGAGCCGATGATCAGCTCGCCGTCGCCGAGCATCCGGTCGAAGTCGTGCTCGCCGAGGTAGAGGCTCCCAGCCCCGTCGCCCTTGAGCGCATTGGTGGCAACGACAAGGTGAGGGCGGACGATGACCTCGCCGACGATGAAGTGATGCGCCCAGTAGTGCTCGCCGCCGCGTTGCCGGTAGTGGCCGCCGCCGTAGACGAGCGGGTGCTCCTGGCCGTCCGGTACCCGGCTCGCGCCGACGAGGCCGACGACTCCCGGACCCTGATCCTGGACGTACATCCAGGCGGGGACGTGGCGGGCGTTCTGGCCGTACATGAGCCGGGCCATGTCATCGGCGCTGCCGTAGGGGCTGGTCATCGCGTTGCTGCCTCTCGCGTCGTCGCGAACTCTTGGCGATGCGCGCGGGCACTCGACCGCGCCTCTTCCCTGGTAGCGCCGGCAGCGACCCAGCCGCACGAGCACAGCGCGAACGATCCCCGGTCGTACATCACCCGGCCGCGCTTGTCGAAGCTGCGGATTCCGGCGTCGTCCTGTACATAGCCGGCCGGCTGGGTGGTCCGCGTCTTGTGAACCGCGGGCGGCTCCGGCACGGATGCCTGCTCGCCGCAGACGTGGAACAGCGCCTCGTAACGGTCAGCAGGCAGGTCCGCGAGGCAGGCGGTGCAGGACTCCACGCCGGTCTCCTCGTCAAGCTGTGTCAGGGACCGGCCCGTGATCAGCTCGCGGTCGGCGAGGGTCAGCGGCTTGCTGCCGTCGCAGCCCTTGCAGCACCAGTGGTTGTAGGGGCTGCGGGTCTCAGTCGCCGTGTTCATGTCTTCACTCTACACATAGTGGTGTAGGTACGTCTACTAGTATGGCTACATGACCTGATGTACCCTTACCGCTATGGATGACGCTGCTATCGAGCGCGAGCTGGCCGAGGCGCAAGCCGACGTCGTCAAGGCCCGCGAGGCACCGGCCCGCCGCCGCAGAGCCGTCATGGCCGCCAGGGAAGCAGACTGGTCGAAGTACCGGATCGCCGCCACACTCGGCGTCAAAGGCCCGACTGTCGACTCGATCATCGCGTCGGCCGAGCGGG